AGGGGAGATGATAAATGAAACATGCAATAGTTAGAACTGATTGCTTAGATGCAATCAAAAACAGAGACGGGATGGTTTCTTTATTTGTATCAGAACAAGACGGAGTTGATAACGGATACATCGCATCATTAGCTGGCCTCAAAAACGAGGAGCGCGAAATATACAATATAGACTATCCTAATGAAGCTCGTGGATATAATGACATTATTCTTATTTCTGCGCCTGAACTAGATTCCGTAAAAAAATATGGATTAGATTATTTCTACAACAAATATCAGAGCAACGCAAGAGGATACAGATTAGTTAATGGCGATATCTTTTCGGTTACGGAGGAAGCATTAGAAAAGGATGCGTCTGTAAGCGATATCGTTGTCGGCGATTTCATTATCGCTTCAGACAGCTATAAGATGATCGTGAGTAAAAATGGGGCAGGATCTGGTGACATTAATCTTGGTTGCATAATTGATATTAACATCATTGCGGGAGTTAAATTCTATGCTATTGAAGTTGGCGGCGGAGATGCAAGCAGCTCACTAGTTGGAACTGGTCTCGTTGGATCTATGATTGTCGGGACGGATAGCACTAGCGACTAATAATGAATAAAAGGAGAATCAATCGGGAAGGGGAAAGCACGTGAACCAAACACTTGTGACCATCTTGGTAGCATTTCTTGGAGCTTCCGGTATATTCTCATTCATAATGTTTTTGATACAACGTCACGATAAAAAGAAGAGTGACAATGACACTGAGAAAGAAGAGTTCCATAGTGATATCAAGTCAATTAAAGAAGCATTAGAGGAACTGAAAAACCAGGCTTATAAGAGCGAACGCGATAACGTCAGAACTCAGTTGCTTGTCTTAATGGCAGATTACCCAGATAATATCTCAGAGCTTATGGAATGCGCTGAGCATTATTTTAAAGACATGGACGGTGACTGGTATCTTACACCGATGTTTGCTAAGTTTTTAGAGAGCCATGAGGTTGCAAAGCCTGAGTGGCTATTAAAAATTAAATAGTTTCTATTGATTTCGTATAGAAGCCGCACGTAAATCGTGCGGCATTTTGTTTGTTAAAGGGGATATAAGGATGGGCTCAGTAAACCTCACATCGTGGTTAGAAGAGATTAATAACCAATCAAAAGAAGAAAATCCACAGAAGGAGGATCAGGATGAGTAGAATTATTTTTAACTCGCAGACAGAGTGGGTAAACGCAATGAAGAAAGCTGCAACTTACTCTAATGCATACAGTGCACAGTATCCGTACAATCTTTTATATTGGACTGGCTACACACTGTTTTCAGACTGTTTGAATTTTCAGAAGGCATTGTTTAACGGAAGAAACGTTTATTCAATGGCTCCTGGAACATTCCAGAATAATCTGTCAAACACTGGCGACGTGTCCGAATATGGACTTATCTCACAGTGCACAGGAATAAGTTCAAATTTCGGTACTCTGCAGTATGGTTATCCGGAATTATTGTATATGGATGGCCATATAGGTGCCTATATCGGAGCTGAGGTATGGATTAACGGCTATTGCTATAACTGCCTTGAGTCTACAGCATGGACTGGAGACTTCGGACACACGGGCGTTATCTATACATACGTTGATTCAAACGGACGCAGACTTAACCATAAGGGTGGTTATATCAATGGTTGGTGGACACTTCATGGCAAACCGACTAAATGGGTAAAATATGTGAATCCTTCTCCGGCACCTACTCCGACATCTAAACTTGTCGTTGATGGTGAATGGGGAGTTGCAACAACGAAGGCAACACAGCGGTTCTTCAAGACAGAAGTTGACGGGATTATCTCTCATCAGCCTACTATCCTGAGAGCATACTGCTTGAATTGCCTCGAGAGCTCATGGCAGTGGGTTAACGATGGTGGATATTCTCCGATGATCCAGGCTATGCAGAAATGGCTTGGAGTCGGTGCTGATGGACACTTTGGCCCAGAGACGATCAAGGCACTTCAGCGTAAACTCGGCGTTGCTATCGACGGTTTCTGCGGATACCAGACGGTAAGCGCTTGGCAGAAGTATCTTAACGATCATATGAATTAATATAGAAAGGCGATCATTGTTGTAAGACGGTGGTCGCCTTTTTTTACTGAATTAAAGGAGTTGATTATTATAGTAAAAACAGTATCTGATGCTCTCTTGGTATTAGAAAACCTCGGATTCAATCAACAAGAGTCGTTGACAAAGATAGATAATCTAATTAAGATTAACGGTGTTGACTACGCTCTGGCGACGATTGAAGAGATGGAAAGGTCATTCTATATAAGCAAACTTGCTACTTCGATCTTCTTAGGGAGCGACGGACGCTATCATATATTTATAAACGTCGATGGAAAACGCAAGCATATGGTAGCAAAAGAGAAAAAGAACCTTGAAAACAAGATTGTAGACTTCTATAAGGGTAATTCTGACAAGATACGTCAGTCTATGACGTGCTGTATACGGGATATTGTTAAAGATTTTATAAAATTTAAAGAGTTAGATGTGAGTCTTAATACGACAAAGAAGATAGAATGGGCATACAACCGGTATATTAAGGATAGCTGGATTGAAACAATCGATATGCCGGACATTACTACGATCCAGATCAAAGAATTTTGTTTGGAAATGATAGAAAAATACGATCTGACTCCGAAAGGATATAAAGAATTAAAGAGTATCCTGAATGCATTGTTCGATTTTGCCGTAGAACAGCGTGTATTGCAATTCAACACGGCAAAACAGATGTCTAAAATCAATACCAAGAAGCTGCGCAAGACTGAAATCGTTCCTCAAACTCAGGTATTTTCAAAAGACGAAGAAGCGAAGCTGTTTGACGCAGCAATCGAGCTGTATGACGAGACAAAAAATACCTCTTACCTGGCGGTTATATTGTCCGCATGTCTTGGACTACGCGCAGGAGAGCTAGTTGCAATAAAGTTTACGGATTTTGACTTTGAAAATGGTGAAGTTCATATCAGGAGACAGGAAATTGCAAGGCTTGAACGTTCGGTTAACCAACAAAACGATGACAAATTACACATTGTTGGTTATGACGTGGTAGATTATCTCAAAACAGACGAGTCGAAGAGGGATCTGCCGATCACGGACGCAATAGAACGTATCTACTGGGCAGTATATAAGCATAACCAAGACAATGGTGTTGATTCTGAGTACCTTTTTACATCGAAAGACGGTAAAAAGATACATGTAAGTTCATTAAACGGTGCTCTGAGACGAGCAAATAGACGAGCCGGACTTATCCAGAGATCAAATCACAAGCTCCGAAAGACGCTATTATCAGAATTGGAGCATAACCTGGGTGCGACGAAGACACGAGCATACGCAGGACACTCCCACAATAGTGTTATTTTGGAAAAAAATTATCTTTATCTTACGAACCCACTTAAAGATGAGAAGGACGCGATAAACGGGATTTTAAACGACAGAATGCCCGCTTCCCTCACAAAAAGTGAGCAAAAGTGAGCAAAAGTGAGCATCTATCTTGCCTTGAATCGCGCAAACCTTTATGTATCAAGGCTTCTCAGCGGAGACGGTGGGATTCGAACCCACACCACCATTGAAAAAACGTTGAATTTACGCGGTTTTTCGGCACCGGTGTATGAAAAAGTGAGCAGAAAGTGAGCAAAAATTACGAAAGGAGCAGCCAGACGTAGTCAACAACTTTCTGTAATCATCTATTTCTTTTTCTTTTTATTGTTTGCGCGCCTTGCCTTATCTTCCAAGTCTTTACGCTTCTTCTCGTATACCATCTTGGCCATGCGCCTCTTAAAGTTTGTATACTCCGTGCTGTTTTTCTTCATATATAAGTACCTCTCTTAATAACTGTCGTAAAATGTAACCACGGCTTTCGGATGTTCTTCCATAAATTCAATAAGCCACGATATATTTACGATTGATTGTGCGATATTACGTGCTTGATCTTCAATAGACCAAACCGAATCCCACTCTTCCGGATATTTTAATACTTCAGAAAGTTCATCCTGGATTTTTCTGAGCATCTTTACTGTAAGCTCAAATTCATACATATCTGTATATGGGCTACGATCATTATCGTAACATTCGTATATGGCTTTTAATATCCTCGATCTGATGCTGTAACATTTTCTGAAGTAGCAGACATCGTACTCATCTTTGAAACCGTTCGATTTTTCAATTTCTACGTATTCAGGAACTATAAGGTTCCCTGAGTATCTCAGAACAATTCCATTATCTAATCCCATCATTCACTCTCCTTATCATCCTGGAACGGAAGCAGATCGACATTATCCATTTTCTTTCTTACATTTTTTATAAGGAGATCTAGTCCCTTAGACTGCTCATATTTAGTTTTTTGATCCTCTATGATCTTGTCCCACGAATCGCTGTATAGAAATGTGAAACCATCCCAATCCCATGCTCGGAAGATATAGATTTCATCGAGATCATCGAACCTCATTTCTATCTTCTTCAGAGCGTCCTCATAGCTCATTGCTGCAATTGCGCCTTGCTCTGTATAAATCTCTTCTAAGGCATTATCGTAAGTGGTTAACTTAAATAAATATGTATCTGGTAATGCTTTCATATTTCCTCCTATATCTATTCGAACAGTTTTTCTATCTGGTCGAGTGGTTCGACCTTGCAATCTTCTGCTTCTCTAAGCAATACTAACTCTTTCCACCAATCCGTATTGTATAGCCCGTCATCAAACTCTTCGAATTGCGTCCATAATAATCTATTATTATCCGAGACGCTGATCGGTGTAACAGTCCTTGTTTCTGCGTTCCACTGTCCATACGTATACGTTGGAATTGTGCTTGTTATATAATTATTGCCTTTATAATTTACAGTATAAGTAGTTCCAACAGTTGTTGAGTACGTTGGTCGTGGGGGCAAATCTATATAATGCATTTTGATATCCTCGTTTTAGTTATAATATTTGGCGGAGTATAAGGCGCTCCGCCATCGCACTGCTTATAAGGAGGTGCTATGCCTATAATAAAACTTACATTTTATTATTTTTCAAAATCTATATGATTGTTAACAATCCTTGACGGAGATGTGTAGTTACTAAAGAAATGATCAAAGTATCCCATCATCTCGTCATCCTCCGGGAAGAAAATATCTCTTCCGTTTAATTCCTCGCCGAGCACATTTGCAATGAATTGACCGAATCTCCAATCAGGAACTTTCGACCAGTGTTCAGCGAGTTGGTTACAGAATGTCTTTATTCTTTTTGGATCTCTCATATGTTCATCCTCTTGTTTACAAATGTAAAACTCTTTCTCTGATCTCTTGTGTCCTTCCTTGATTCCAGAACTGAGACCCGATGTATCCGCAAGTACGTCTTGCAACGTTCATCTTATCCTGGTCTTTGTTACCGCAATTCGGGCACTCCCAAATTAGTCGGCCGCTCTCCTCTTCTTCAACGATCTGAATTTCTCCGTCATATCCGCATACCTGACAGTAATCGCTTTTTGTATTGAGCTCTGCGTACATAATGTTGTCATATATGTATTGCATCACAGCAATTACTGCATCGATGTTGTCCTTCATATCAGGAACCTCGACATAGCTGATTGCTCCGCCAGGAGAGAGAGCTTGGAATTCTGCCTCAAGTTTCAATTTATCAAATGCATTGATCGGCTCCGTTACGTGAACGTGATAACTGTTCGTAATGTAGTTCTTATCCGTCACTCCCGGAATGATGCCGAACTTTTTCTGTAAGCATTTTGCAAATTTATAAGTTGTAGATTCGAGAGGCGTACCATAAAGTGAATAGTCGATGTTTTCTTCTGCTTTCCACTTTGCGGTGTACTCGTTTAGTTTCTTCATAATACGAAGACCGAGATCCCTGCCTCTCTCTTCAGTCAACTTTTTGCCTGTGAGCTTATAAACGCACTCCCATAATCCTGCATATCCAAGAGAAATAGTTGAATATCCATCGTACAGAAGTTTGTCTATCGTCTCACCCTTTTCGAGTCTTGCTAACGCTCCGTATTGCCAGTGTATCGGGGAGATATCTGACGGAGTGCCAAGCAATCTCTTGTGCCTTATCTGTAACGCTCTGTGGCACAGTTCGCATCGCTCTTCTAACAGTTTCCAGAAATCTGGCATATTGTTTACCGAACATGCGACGTCTACTAAGTTAATTGTTACAACGCCCTGATTAAATCTTCCGTAGTATTTATGCACTCCTTCGGTGTAGCTCTGAGCATTGGCCATATTTCCTTTGCCGGCATCTGTGAATCTGTCTGGCGTCAGGAACGACCTACACCCCATGCAAGGATATACATCGCCTTTGAGTTCAAGCATAACTTTCTCCGAAATGTAGTCTGGGACAAGACGTTTTGCCGTACACCTTGCGGCCAACTGGGTTAATCCCCAGTACGGAGAGTCTTCTGTTATGTTGTCTTTCTCAAGAACGTAAATCAGTTTAGGGAATGCCGGTGTGATCCATACGCCCTTTTCGTTCTTTACGCCCTCTAAGCGCTGCTGCAATACTTCTTTGATAATCAGAGCAAAGTCCTGCTTCGTTTGCGAGTTACCAACCTCACCGAGATACATATAGACAGTTGTAAATGGTGTCTGCCCATTGGAAGTATTGAGAGTATTGATTTGATACTGTATCACTTGTACGCCGTCTTTAATCTCTTCCCTAACTCTCTCTTCCGTAATCTTGTTGATCTGGTCTTCGCTAACATCAAAGATGCCAGCGTCTTTGAATTCCTCGATGACTTTTCGTTTCGTGTTCTGTCTTGAAATGTCAACGAACGGAGCCAAATGAGCAAGACTGATACTACTACCGCCATACTGACCGGATGCTACGACTGCGATAATCTGTGTCGCAATCGTGCATGCAGTTCTGAACGAGTGCGGTTTTTCAATGAGCGTCTTATTGATAACCGTACCATTCTGCAGCATATCCTCAAGATTGATCAGACAGCAATTAAATATTCTCTCAATAAAATAATCAGCGTCGTGAAAATGGATTGCGCCATTTCTATGGGCTTCTGATATGTCTTTAGGAAGCAGGATGCGGTTCGTAATATCTTTACTGACCTCCCCGGCGATATAATCCCTCTGCGTTGAAGCAACGACAGCGTTCTTGTTAGAGTTTTCATCCTTCACCTCCTGGTTTTGCATATCAACGAGAGATAAAATGCTGTCATATGTTTTGCTTGTCTCTCTTGCAATCTGCCGTAACTGGCGATATTCAATGTATGCTTTTGCGACATCTTTATGACTGCTGACCATAAGCTTTCTCTCAACCAGGTTATGTATCTCTTCGACGCTGAGAGTATCTTGGTTCAGCTGTTCGATATCGCTTGCTACCTTTCTCGCGAATTCCAGCGCAGTGTCGTCAATTTCGCCGATTTCTTTCCACGCTTTTAAAATCGCATTCACTATTTTTTCACTATTAAATTGTACCTGTCTGCCGTTACGCTTAATTACATGTGTTACCAACTGATATATGTCCCCTCCGTTATAATTCGTATCTCTTGTATGAATAATTCATGTCGTATGAGTCGTGAAATGGAGTTGCCTTACGCGGATTGTGCTTCACGTGTCTGTAATCAACACCAAGAGCAATGGCCCTATGTATGTCTATATCCAAATCATCAACGACGAAATTATTCACACCCATACTCAACGCATACTTGAATGAATAGCTGTCTCCGAGTACGGATTTATATGTGTTTGTTTCCTTATCGTATATACGGAGTACTCCGTACCACATAGCACCAGATCCATCACTGTACTCTATGAACCCGCAGCTATACTGACGTATATAAATCCTTCCAAGAAAAGCCTTGTCTTCTTCGAGTGCTTTATTAAAATCTCTAACGTACTTGGTTACTTCCTTTTGTAGCCTTTTAAATGATTTCTTCAAGGGTCACATCCTCTCCAATGATTCCGTCGATCATACCAAGGCTTTTTGCTTCATCAGCAAAGAAGTACCATTCCTCTCTTGCCCTTTTGTTGTATGTCTTTGCGGAAATCTTTGAGTTGTTTAACACAATTTTCTTTATCCTCTCCCCAATCTGGGCATCGAACTTTAAGAAATCGTGCACTTTTCCGGTAGAGTCTCCGATATACCTGGAACCATCATGTAACAAAAACGACGAGTTAGGTGTTGCGTATCTTTTGTGGCCAACAAGTCCTATAATTGCCGCCATACTATATTGATGTGATGTGTTTATAATGATAATAGGAGTCTCACTATTCTGGATTACATCAATCATAGCGAACCCGGCCATTACGTCACCACCATCAGACGACATGAATAACTTAATTGGTATCCTGTCCTCTTTTGCGAGACCTTTGTCGTGTAGGTTGATCTTGATTACAGTATCAACAAATGCTGCAACAGGGCCTTCATCTATATCAGTATTGTATTTAAGGACTCTGTTCTGCAGGGATTTGAGAGAATAATAATCCTCGAAATCCATGTTTACATTGACATTACCTACGCTTATTTCTGCTGGTTTAAAAAGATCTAAATTACCTTCTATCATGTATTCTCCTTCTACAGTTTTATTGACTACCAAACCTTGTTTCTCACCACCTCCTACACAACATGAGATGTAAGCAGGAGCTCACTCGGCAGGGGACAAACATACCCTCGTGCTTTCGATATAATCTTTCGCCTCGGCTACCAACCTTAACGCGAGCTCCTGCTTGGTTTAGTATTGCGAACTTGCCCTAAACCAAGGCGGCTCATTTAACTTCTCCATTTTGCGGATCCGGCGCTGTGACGTAACAGCGCAGTGCTGCAGTGGATATAGTTTTCGACGCCGAGCATAAGCGCTTCGCCTTAACTACTCCTGCCCAGCCCACCATAGGCAACAGCCATCGTGCCGACACCCTTCGTGTACGACTCCCACCGACGCGTCCGCCGGCCTGTGCTACCACGACAGGAATCGAACCTGTATATGAGAGGATCAAAACCTCCTGCCTTACCTTTTGGCTACGTGGCAAAATACGCTACATATCAGCACAATATATGTAGTGTTGAACGGAAGAAGTAGGATTCGAACCCACGCGCCGCTATTAACGACCTAGCGGTTTTCAAGACCGCCCTCTTAAGCCAAACTTGAGTATTCTTCCATATTACTTTCGGGCAAGGATTTTCACCTTGCATAAGTGTGCTATCTTGATTTAGCCATCTCACACACCCTCTGGACATAGGTGGCTCGACTCAGCCATAAGCGTCTACATATTCCGCCACCGAAAGTAATTAAATATTGTTTTCGGACAAGGATTTTCACCTTGCATAGTAGGCTGTGTTGATAAGAATTTCTTCTCCTGTGCTCCGCCTACCTCATGTTCGGCTCTGCTTAGCGTCTACATATTCCGCCACCGAAAACAATTGCAGCTACCCCAACTCCACTGCAATGCACTGGTCGCCCAAAAATTGTCACCGGCGTAGAGCCGGGCCAGTGTCCGCCATATTAGCGGATTCTGTAGGGCTCGAACCTACAACCCCTCGGTTAACAGCCGAGTGCTCTACCATTGAGCTAAGAATCCATATTGTTACTTCTTTATTTTTTCGTACAAATGCTTATTTGCATAAAAAAGGTCTAGCATTTCAAATAGCTCTCCAGCCGCCTTTATCATCTTCTTCATATCTTCAGACGGAAGGAGGTCGTTATACTGCTTTACAAACCCTTCCTTATCCTTTATTTCAAAAAACACTATCCTATTCATAAAGCCACCAGAGGGACTCGAACCCCCAACCCACTGATTACAGGTCAGTTGCGCTACCAATTGTGCCATGGTGGCATATACTACCCCAAGGAGTCGAACCTTGTGTACTGGTTTATAAGACCAGCCCTCAATACCGTCGAGGACGGGTAGCGTGATGTTGTTCACGCGAATAACAAACTGCCGGCACGGATTCGAACCGTACATGGTGTTGTTCTTGCCACATATGCTGGAAAAATGAGAAAAACAACATATGCTTAACATCGTCAGGCACCCACCCATTGGATGCATAACACCCGCAGAGTAGGTGGCGGGAATCATGTCCACCCGCGCTTCACAATACCTTTAAGCGTCTACCCCTTCCGCCACAGCAGTAATAATAAAGAAAGGAGATTACCGCATATCGTTTTGATGTGTTTATCATAGCAAAAAATATATCTTCTGTCAACACATCTTTTCGATATTTTAGCTAATTTTCGTATATTTTTCCATAGTAAAGTAAATTCCGTCTCTCCTCCAGGAGTCGCAGTTTATAATGTCTCCAACAACAACCGGATCTCTGTTAAATGCTGTATTAAAAACAGTAAATCTGCTTTCAATTCCGCTACCAATTGACTTTGTATAGAAGGAATATCCAAATTGTTTTCCGTCTCTCTTACGTTTCAACGGTTTGAGATCTGTTATGAACAATTTTCTTCTGTCCTCTTCTCTTCCTGTCGTATAGCCAACATATCCCGCTGCCTCTTTGAAGTTTTTGACTTTATCAAGCAGCGACAAATCATCCATATGAGATTCCTTGATGTCATCTTCTACTCCATAGAGTATCATGCTCATATCTAGAATCTTATATGAGGCTGATTCAGTTCCGTTTTTATTCTTATCAGTCGAATATTGCTTAATAATGTCACAAAACGGCTCGTTTTCCACCTTTTCTCGCTTGATTTGCTTTGCTTCACCCTTTTTCAGTAAGTTGAAGAACACATCTGTTATATAAAGAAGTTCTCTCTGATTACCGAACTCGCTGAAAAAGTCTATCTTTATCAATATATCTAACTGTCTTGTATCTATTACATTCTCTGCACACAGATCCTTGAGAATATCAACGAATCTTGTATACTCTTTCTCTCTTGACATATCGTAAAGGCGCTCTGTCGTCTTTTTGCTCATATACTTAATAGAAGAAAGCCCCTTTGCGATAACGTTATTTTCCTTGTCGTAGTAATACTCGCTCTTAGAGTACCCCCACTTAGGCATCGTAATGCGAATCCCTACTTTTTTGGCATAATCTGTGCCTGCACGTATGTCATCCTCGTTTGCTGCGTTATTCAGGTACGACGTTACGAACTCTAACGGATAATAATACCTGAAATACCCGCATAAATAGCTTATTAGGCAATACGCAATCGAGTGGTTGTATCCAAACTGATAACTCGCACTGTCTTCAATGACCTGTAGAAACTCTTTTGCCTCTTTTTCTGCTTCTTCTCTCGGCTTATCGGATTTCTGGCAATATCCGTCAAGAATCGCAGGCATTGCAGCCTCCAACCTATCTAATTGCTTACGTCCAATGGCTCTTCTTACGTTGTCGGCCTCACTTCCTGTCAACCCACATATCTGCTGCAGAAATGCGATTGTCTGTTCCTGGTAAACCAGAAACCCAAGTGAGTCCTTCAGCAAATCATCAATGATTGTGGAAGGATTTTTATGTACTTTCCTCGCCAACAAGTCATCTCTATATGACGCCCCGGTTGGTCTGATACTTGCGGTTACGAGAGATAGGTCAAAAATGTTCTTTGGCCTATATTTCCTCATACTATCGTAGGCGAACGATCCTTCAAACTGGAATATGGCAGCAGGACTTGTAATCATATTATTCCAAACCTCCTCGTCCTCCCAGTTAATGTCGTGCGTGGTCGGATAATTCACTCCAATATATCTGCAGGTGTCTCTCAGCACCTGAAGCGTCTTCAGAATAAGGAAATCGTACTTAACTATACCAAGTTCATGTACGCATTCCATATCCAACATCAAGCAGGACTCACCTTCTTTATTAAATGTGCCGTAATTGTCATTCAGCGTTATCGGGCTAATAACAATTCCAGCCGGGTGAATCGATTGTGATATCTTTGTGCCAAGCAGCCCATCAAAAAAGTAGAAGAGCGTCTTATTTGCGAGTCTTGTAGCCTCCGGATCATGCTCATAATCCGCTTTGATTTTTGCCACTGCGTCTAACGAGAACGGATTTTTAATGCTTGGGCTCCAATCTTTATACTTTTCATCCCATTCAAGAGCGAGAGCCCTTCCTATCTCATCAATTACGGCCTTCTCTTGTAGTGTGCCGAACGCAGCGACTCTTGCTGTGTTATCATTTCCAAACCGCTCTACGATATGTTTGAATATAGCAGGCCGGTCGGACTCAATGACGTCAATATCAATATCTCCTAATTCCTCTCTATCTTCGTTGCAGAATCTGGAGAATACCGTATGCCACGTTTCTGGATTTAGATCAATAATATCTGTTATATACGCGACTCTCGATCCGCCAACTGAACCACGGGCTGTGCCTATTGTCATGCCGTTTTCTTTGCACCAACAAACAATTTCTGATTGGGCTAACATAAACCCGTCCATATTTAATTTATGGAAGACGCGCATTTCCTCTTCAATCGCAGACTTAAAAGCCTCGACTTGCTCTTCTGGTATGATTCCACTGTCGCACTTCTCTTTGAACTTCCTGTCTACAGTCTCCTGAAAACGTTTGCTGTCTTCTTCTCGTGACCCATATAGAATTGGATACTTAAAACTTAAATCCAGGTCTATATCTTCTGTCATTTCATATAGAAGATTTGTGTTTTCGATTGCCTCTATACATACAATTGTAGGTAATGCGTTCTGGAGACGAAACATCTCGACCAATTCATCGTATGTTTTAAATGTAAGGTCAAATGAGTCCTCGTCGCCATATGATTTATGCTTGGCTTTCAACAAAACATCCCTACATTCCGCCTTGTACCGTGAGGCACTATGTGTATCAGTCCCAGCGATTAATGGCTTCTTGTATTTCTTCGACAATTCATACAGTTTTTGGTTAAAACTAATCTGATCTGGATGATTATGCCCCTGTATTTCGAGAAAATCGTATTTATTCACCAATTTCTCGTAATACGGATTGTCATCCTGCAATTTATTCAGCGGTGATGCCAGACAGGCACTCGTCGAAATAATATGGTCTGACATATTAAGGAACTCATCAAAACTAAGTCTGTTTGTGTAGTAAAAATGTTCCTCGTCACACGACATGGACACTAGTTTATTAAGTTCTTTAAGTCCTTCCATATCTCTTGCAATTAAAACCGTATGGTAATTATCCCTGACCTTCGGTTCCAACTGTTCTGTCAGATATATCTCAACAGAATGCATATATCGTATTCCTGCATTTTTGCAGGCTGCCCATTTCTCAGTCCAATTTAACGGCTTCCCATGTTCTGAAAACGATATTGCTTTCATTCCGTTTTCAACTGCGAGATTAATATATTCTTGTGGCTTTGTGCAACTATCCAGTAATGAATAGTCTGTATGAGCGTGATACATTATGTAGTTGTGCATAAATCTTACGCCCCCTGATTTAGTTTATTCTACTATTCCATAATTTGACTGCTTTTTCAGTTGCGATACTCCCCCATTTATCTTTAGAAAAGAATGATTTTGTTCGTGATCCGCAAATATCACATTCAATATAAATGAAATGTCCTTCCAGGGTTAAAGATTTGCTTGGAGAAGTCCATATATCCGCTCTACCTCCACAATGAGGGCAAGCAAGTAATGTGTATTCGTCTTCGTATTCCATTTTTATTCTCCATTAATTTCAATCGAGTACAACATTTGACCACGCTGTTACAAATCCATCATCCCAGTTCTCACTTACCGGGTCAGGATCAAAAAAGTCTGTCCGACCGATTGTCCTGAGCGGGTCTTGAATTGAGTCGTCTCCTATATGTTGGATGATCGACGGCAATGTAGTTAAAATTGGGATTTCATTTGCTATCGCCCATCTTGTAATGCTTACATCATCACCGAACTTTTCGTCCCAGGATTCTAAGCACGGCTTAATATATTCTTTCTTCATTATTACGCCAAGTCCCATAACTTCTGTCGTTGCGATGTACGGGCTTCGTCTTGCTCTGTTTCTAACTTGTCTTCTCGTTCTGAACTGGAATGGGAATAACGAAATAATGTGGTCTGGATGCAGTGTGATAATCTTTTCGCAGTATTTAATGAAGTCTTTGCAGATTTCCGCGTCATCATTCATCACCATAACGAACGGTTTTTTCGTTTCAATCAGCCACGCCTTCTTTGCGGTAGGAATAACCCCAATATGCTCTTTATCCCAAATCATATGATCATCGGGGATCTTTAATAGCTTCTGATTTCTCTCAGCCCATTCTTTTCTTTCTGGGACTGCAAATATTCTGATATCAATGAGATCAGATATGCCTCCCTCTTTCTTCGGAGCTTCGCTCTTTGAAGCGCTTTTCGTAGTTGCCTTCTTGGTTGTATCAGATTCAGTAGTTGTAGGCTTTTTCTTTGCTTGTTCTGCCATTGCTTCCTCCATCCTTGTAATAATAAACAACTACGTTATCGATTCCTTTCAGAACGGATAAATCCATTTCGATAACGTCTCCACTTACGCTGCAATTATCTTTTAGATCGTCATCCTCTCCATTTGCAATACTGATTCGTTTCAATTTCCTGACCGGAAACGACGTATGTACAATATTCTTTTCAGGTCTGACCATCTCTACACACAAAAAGTCTTTATTCATTTTTATTCTCCTTTATTGTAATCGCATACCTTCCGCAGGCGTCGTATACGCTCCACAGCTGGTACAAGTCAACTTCTTCTCTTTCTCTTTGCGGATTATTGATCACAGCAATTCCTTGTTCTCTGTCATATCCAACGAGTAGCACACAATGTACTCCCCAAAACGATTTGTATTCCTCGCCATTGTATTCGGAAATAATTCCGTCATAATTAACTAGCACCGAGAATGTCTCTGTTACCCATAATGCGACTGGATAACCATCATCTATGTATTTAAGTAGCTTTTCAAAGTCCGTTTTGCTTACATCTATCAACTCGTATTCAGATTCATGCTCATATAAGTAATTATTTCCGCTCATAACAAGTGCTGGGGGCCAAATAGTTCCGCCATCTTCGGAATACGGACTTCCCCTAAAGCCAACCTGGAAATCAGGATCCCAATATAATAGGTATTCATCAACTATTTCTGTATTCTCGACGTCGTATCCAAGATAGTTAAGCATCATTGTCAATGATGTTACCTCACATCCTGTTGGAAGATCTGGATATTGTGACACAACCGGAACATCCAGGTTTTCCTTCTTATATAAAAGGTCTTCTATTGTCTGTTCATTATTGCTCTGTGCTCTATCAATAATAATTGTGCTACGTATTGTTTCTTTTTCCGGCGCCGTGTTATATTTGCACGAGCACATGATGTATATCGAACACATCAACAACAATATCGAGACTAACAAAATCGCGTCAGACACAAGAGCCCTATGCGAATCGCTGTTATTCTTCATCATATTCATACTCTCCTTCCTCCGCAGGGATAACCGGTGTCTGTGCTTTAATCGCGGTAAGAGAAAATGCCGTATACTCATCGTTATAGTAATCCCATTCTGAATCGGCGTCATATATATCTATTGCGTCAACATCAATCAAATCTCCGTGAGGCGTTTTAATTTCGACAAGCGGACAATCGTCCTCTCTCCGCACATCATATATATCTATCTCTATCTGCCTGTGCAGTAATAGACAATAGTCATCACCGATTTCATTTGATTGTACGAATTGACATCCGCAACATCCCTGTGGCATTTCCATACCTTTAATCAATACGCTCATTTGAATCACCTCTTATATCTGCGTAGTTTATGTTCTCAAACACTTCAAGTATCTCCGATTCTTCTTCGCACAATCTTCCTCGTCAAATGTATGGTCTTTCGCCCATCTTCTGCACCAATGCTCAAAGCACTCCACATACCCGATGTAATGTCCGTCTATGTCGCAGTGGCATTCGATGTTTCCAACCTCGCCTGTGCGGATGTTGTGTCGGCAATTACAACACACTCGTTCTTTCATTCTCTCACCTCTTTCAGCTTCAACGTAAAATTCATTGTGCCATACTTTTTCTTGGCAAGATAATTGAACATATAACTAACAACTGCGCCAAGCAATGAAGAATATTGATAATAAAATGGTTGCCCTTGACAGCATATAACGACTACAAATTTAGGATTATTACATTTTCTTTTTATCATTCTTCTACCTCTTTCAAGTGCTTGTCGATTATACGTTCAATGTCTTTGAACCGCACCCATACTCCTTGATATTCTCCAGTAAAATTATATCCTTCGTCCCAACATTCATGTTTTACTTCATCCCACGCTTCAAGGCTTCGGATTGCCATGTCGATTGCTTCATGCATTTTTTTTAATTCGTTGTTTTGTGAAAAATCCTTTAATACCTCAAGTCGCAATACTGCTTCTTCTCTTGTCATTCTTTCACCATCCTTGCTCCGCAGTTAGTCCATCTTCTTCCAACATCTTTGCTCCGCAGTTTAATTTGTGGTCATTACGATTCCTCGTTATATCTCTGATTCCATCTTTCGATGGCTTTTTCCCTTGTTCTGTAGTCTCTATGTAAATCCTGTCCCACCCAGCATTTGCTACATCTGATCCAATAGTGTTTCCTATTTGCGACTCCGTGTATAAATCTCTCTAGTATTTCCGGTCTTCCGCCGCAAAACGGGCACGGCTTTAATTCAGTTTCTAATTCAAATTCTTCATTATACATACTGGCCTCCTCTTACAGGTTTCTGTATATCTTCTTAATGTTTACCTTCGAACCATAGTCGTCATCACTATCGTAGTCGTCATAGTCATCATAGTCATCGTCTCTTCTGCGCAGGAACGACGGTACGCCATTTTCGTAGTTCGCTATAATTGCCATGATGCAAAGGATGATAAACAAAAATGCAGTGATGAGAATAAATCCAACAAAAATACCAACCGCAATCTGAATTACCATTATTTCGTCCTCCCGTCTTCTTCAAAAACCATAATCGCCCTCTTCAGGATTCCTTTCTCTGCCTCCAGTTTCCTGATTCGCTTTGCCAATTCCTCGTTTTTGCACTGGAGTGACTTATATGCTTTCTCCCAATTATGTATTGTCACTTCCAGCATCTCGATCTTTTCGTCCTTCTCTCTTAATGCTGCTGATGTACTTGTTAACATTATGCACCTCCTAAAAATTTATTTACTGGACATTGCATGCACTTCTGAACAATTAGATAGTTTGCAGCTTCCTCAGAACTGTCGTATCTATCTTTAAATTCTTTCGGGTACTTGCAATATCCAATACAGAACTCTTCAATTACCATTTCCGATTCGTAGATAGCGTCTTCTATCAACGATATTGCTCTGTTAAGCTTCTCCATAACTCCTCACAGTTTCTTCCTCTGGTCAAACAGTTTTCTAAACACGTCTTCACCCATATCAATTGGCGACATCTTTGGATCTGGCAGCAGCCCGTTAATGTCCCACAGATAATAAACGTTGATGTATTTTTTAAGCATCATTATGTGCTTGTCGTTCACGACATTGATTTCCTTGTCTAATGCGAACGTAACCGAGATTTTTTCCCTCGAACACATAGATAATAAAATTTTAGTTTGGTTTGCTGAAAGGTGGCTCGTAAGCAGTGCTGCGCAATCCCTTATTCCATAGGTGTTTGCGAGCATAACTGACTTCGCACCCTCAAAAATCGTCACATTTCGGGTAGATAAAATACCTGTTTTATTCTCATAGAGCCCAAATATTACATTTATCGTTCCCCAACTCTGATAGTAGTTATATTTTCTTAATCCCTTCTCTTTCCAGAGTGGGTCGAGTGTTCGTCCTCCTATGTTGACTATCTCTCCATCGAGATTCCGGATCGGATATACAAGTCTGTTGGCGATTGGATCATATCGCACTTGAAATTTGTCTAAAACTTCCCTCGATATTCCCTCGTTCATCCAGACGTCCAAGTTCTTTCCAACGATGTACTTATCCATACAAGTTTCCGGCAAAACTTTTGCTGTACTTTGTTTGATGTTGCCTTGTCGTTTCTTGAATTTTTTACAAATTCCGGTCGCAGGGAGTCGCCGTCTTCCATCAACGGTTATTCCTTCTTTCCCGCAGTACTCTTTTAGTTTTTCAATAGCCTCTTTACCTGAGCATTGGTAGTACTGCTTGATAAAGTCATATACAGTTCCGCCACGCCCTGTTGAAAAACAGTAGAACACTTTATTTTCAGGGTCTACTGAAAATGATGGTGTGTTTTCTTCCTGGAATGGAGTTAGTCCCCACCATTCTCTTCCCTTCTGTTCCAATTCCGTGTACTGGTTAAAGAAATCGACAACATCAATTGACCTTAAGACTTCTTGTATATCCATCCAAAAACCTCGTCAGCAAGGCTGTATAACTTCGTGCTGCTTTGCCTCTTCGAAGAGGATTAAATTTCCGTTAAATGACAGATCTATGTATTCCCCTGGAGCGTGTTGCATTCCCGTTCTGTTTAATGCGACGATTAATTTTTTATCGCCGCATTCAGGGCCGTCTTGCGCTATCTCATCCTGCGTTTTATCAATTAGCATTAGGATTGTTGATGCGTTACGTGCTATCTTTGCGGAATCAGCAAGCCTCGTTCCTCCGGTGGCCGCTTGTGCAGCAGCAAGGCCGGCGATGTTCATATCACCACAGATCTGATTCTTAACCATATCTACCAATTTCCCGAGTTGAGCGTAGTTTGTATACGCTTCTGTTGAATCTCCAGATTTAAAGTAGTCGACAATTAATACATCAATCGGCATGATATGATTAATTTTCTTTACGGCTGTGTAAATCCCTTCCATATCGAAGAAAGGCATATACAAATGTATGAGCTTTCTAGTCTTCAACCATTGCTTCATTTCGTATATTTTGTCCTTTTCCTCCAGTGTATAGTTCCCGGATCTTACTCGTGAGAATTCCATTCCAGTCATGTGCGCCATGAGTCTGGTAAGCCACATTCTTGAGTTCAATTCGGAATCTATATAAAATACGGCCTTATCGTTTTTCAGAAGTTCTGCGGCGCAGTTCATCAAGAACATACTCTTGCCGGATTTCATTAATGCTCCGACGACTACGAGCTCCCCTCTTTCGATAGTGACGTATTCATTAAGCGTTGGAAACTTAAACAACATCCCGGCGTTCTTACCGTTTTGTCTATCTTCAATTTCCTGCCACAGATCATCGATGACATCTTTGAACAGAGGAATCGTTCCATTAACTGAATGCCCTATCATTACCTCATCGATTGCCCTGTAAATTTCCTGTTCAATATTAATATCTTCATTTGATAAACACAGAGCCTCGCACTCCTTGAGTTTGGAATACACTTCTCTTTTAAACGCTGCGTTAAGCACATTTGAAACCAGGAGTTTATATTCCTCTGCTGTTCCTCTTGCGCAGTAATCACTTACGTCAATCAGCTCTTGTATTTCCTCAATACTGATATTGCTGTCAGCATCGAGAGACTCTTTAATATTGAACGCGTCAATATTTTTAATACCACGCATCGATAATTCCGTTATTGCAGTATAGATTTCCTTGTTTGTTTTCTCCGTGAACTGCTCTGGCTTTAACTGCTCGGAATAAAAAATGAAATCAGGATTATGTATCAATGACGCAATTATTCCTGTTTCGCTTTCGATTGCGTTAATATTCTTAAAATCCGCCGTGGTATCACCCCATTTCATCCAGATAAACGTCGCATTCATTGTGCAATCCGCACAAATAATTACACTTCATATAGTCATAATCGACGTCATCCCAGATCTCGTTGTCTTCTATTTCATGAACCGAATCAACAAACCACTTTCTTACCTCGTTGCATCGCTCCTCATCGAATTCTTCCACGATAAATTCTCTGTTCTTGAAGCAGTTAAAGCAAAGCGCTACTGGATATTTTCCATATTTTTCTTTTACTCCAATGGCGTATATGTAAAGCTGCTTTAACATATCGTCGAGTTCTCTGTCTTTAACTGTTGGTTTTTTACGTCCGCTTCTAGGTTTTAATTCCCTCGACTTATTATCTACAATGTATAAATCCCCGTCCTTTTCTCCCAGATAGTCTATGATTCCTGTCATTTTAATTCCGTCTATTTCGAAATTCAGTTTCTCCTCGACAGCAATCATGTTATATGGAAACGGCTCAAAACCTTTTAGGTATGCGATTCCCTTTTCTATGTAGGAGGCGGGATTAACGTTGCTAGGACGTGGCCCGGCAACGTTCTCCCTATAGCCAAAAAGAAACGAGGTGACAATATCGTCCTTCTGGATTTCGCCTTTATAAAACCCCTCAATAATCTTATGCATATAAGACCCGTATGATGCATAGAACATCTCTTCTTCGTCAAGTCCTCGTATATACCTCAAAAAGAATTTCCATTTACACGATTGGAATGATGTCAGTCTTGAGTAGCTCCACACAAAGTCCTGTATAAGTGGTTTGTAACTAATTACCTCTTCCATTAGAATGGAATCCCTTCGTCAGGGTCGCCATCTTCAACGCTTGTTACAACCGGATCGTATGACTCTTCCACCTTCTCTTCGCCAGGTTTTTCAAACGAGAAAATGGTGTAGTTTGTATAGACTTTTTTCGTCTGCGGTTCGTACGTTGTATTAACATCGATATCGCCGAGCTTAATACGATCGCCCTTCTTTAATAGACTTGCTCTCTTCGCTAATTCCGCGCCAACACATGAGCAATACCCACTAAAATCCTGCACGTATTCGTCAGATCCTCTTGGCTTTTTGCTTGTGCTGATTCTTATCTGTGTTACCTTGTCGCTTTTTGGCAGGACGTCCCATACCGTTGCATAAGCACCTGTTCTAAATCCCATTATTTTTCCTCCTTGGTTTTTCCGGCGAGAGCTTTAACCTCGTCTAATAATTTTGATGCAAGAGCAGGTTCCGTAATCTTCAAGTAATTTCCGCTCTTTACATATTTCTTCGTAATCTTTAATAGTCTTTCCTTTGCGGCCTCGACATCTTTGCTGTCAGCCACATATTTCTTTGCGACTTCGTCAATCATCTGAGTGACTTCCTTTGCAATCAGTAAGTCCTCTTCTTTTTCCGCGTTCTTCTGTTTGCTTCTCCAATTATCCGGATCGTCCTCAACAGTTGCGATGTTGAAGAATTTCAGAAGGAAATATCTCATACAGTATGTAAGTCCTGAGCCGAATGCCTGCGACGCATCTGCCTGCTGTCCGGTCAAAAACCACTGAATTGTTAATTTCTCTTCCGGGTTATCGATGTTCAACCAGGTAAAAGTGACCTCCGCCTCTACGAGAACTTCGTTCTTTAATTCCTGGTAAACCATTCCGCTCTTCTTGTCTACTTTTGTCTGGTCGAGATCCTGCATTCTCGCTATTGCGGTGCCAGGCTTGATTTCCGGGATTAATAAAAGCCGGGTTTTATCCAGCCACACGGACAGCTTTGAGAGGATTTCGTCTTCAGATACGTACTTATAACCGTATCCGTCTTTGTTTTTCTTGAACACTTCCATGTTCTTGCGGATCTTCGCAAGCTTCTGGTAGATGTTCATTTTTTCTTCCGCTTGTTCTTTGGCCATTTGCCACCTCCATATTCTTCTTTGCCATTTCGCGAAATGCAATAAATGCATAAACGCATATAATTAAAATTCCAACTACAAAAACGATATAGGTAAAGGTCATTTCGTACCCCCTATTCGTAAGAATTCCTTACAACGATTTCATAATCCTCCGGCTCCCGTTCAAGCATCATTGCTTCTAGTTTTTCCCGCCGGATAAAGTCATCAACCGCTGCTAACGAACTGGATTTGAATACTACGGTTGCTGTTCTGCGTTTGAAAAGTATGTACGTTTTCTTTAATTCCATACTGCGCCTCCTACTTTTCCGCTGCTAAATCGTATTCATTCATAAGATCCTTGACGACTTCATCGAAATCGAATGCATTTCTGCACAGCGATAGAAAGTCGTATGTGGACTTCTCCTGGATCTCATCAAGAACGTCTGGAATCTCATGTGTCATGAGCGGCCGTCCGAGTAAATGTTCCGCGTACCTATAGAAATACTTCGAATCGTCACCCATAAGCATCACCGTTCCTGTGTATGCCTGGACAATGGCACATTCCTGTTTTGTCATCCTTACTCCTTCCTGCAATAATATTGCTTTGATGTGTTTATATGGTTAAAAAAATATATACTTTAAGAATCAATCAAATGAGCCTGGATCTACTTTATAGCTCCAAAAGTAATCATTTTCAAATCTATATTTCCCTTCTCTTGCTGGGATTGCCAGGCTAACCTTGATGCCAGGTAGCTTTTCAGAGTGATCAAATCTGTTATATACCATAAGATCGTACGGAAATCCTTTCTCCTTCAGCTGCCTTTCCCACTCAACCATAAGTTCATGTTTGATCTGACCTCTATAGTCATACCCGGTTACTCCCCACCAACTTCCTCTCTTAGGAGATCCGAGCATTTCATGCCATCCCTGGTCTGAATCTCTGTACGGGATTTTCCCATACTTTGCCATCGCAAACCGTTTTCTGAAATACTTGAAGTCAAGCGCATCATATTCATCTCTGTTATCAAAATTCCAACCTTCGCTCTTATCATATGATGGCATTTTCTTTACGAGCTTGGCCAGATCCTTGTCCGACATTAACTCAATATCATATTCCAGAGCGTCGTCTACGTACTTATCACGAACTTCATTTGTGATTTTGTCGCATGTATCTGAATAGGCTTTAAATATACGTTTCCCGTCCTCAATATTTTTAGCCTTCTTATTCTTCTCGAATAAATCAATCGCCATAACCGTTGCGATTAAAAAACCAAGCATTACACCACCTTCTCTTTCTCGCTCGAAGCTTTTTCAAACTCTATTATAGCAGTACTGTTCAAGTATGTGAACTTGCTATAACCGAGGTTCAATCTCTTGTATGCATCCTCTATTTCCTCTGATGTAATTCCGATATAATCTAATGTCTGTGCCGGAGAAGAGTGATTCATCATCTTCTGCAGCAGAAGTAATTTCCTGGAGTCATTATTCGACATTACCATTTGATGATAGCAGAATGTTTTTCTCAATGTATGCGTTGACATATGAATGTTCAGCCCAAGATCTTCTGCTATTCCCTTGAGCATATATTCCGCACCTCGTACACTTAATGGTTCTCCAGAATCCTTACTATTATTCCTGGATAATGACTTAAACATATAATCGCTTAAATGGACGTTTGGTGTGTTCTCAAGATACAATGTGACTGCTTCCATTACGGCATTATTAATCGAAATATACCTGTTCTTTTTTCTCTTTCTTGTATTCCTTGTCTTCTTCTCAAAAACCGCGAATGTGTCTTTGAATGTGTAATTTTCGTTGATCAGATTTGAAAATCGCAACACTCTCAAATCACTAATTCTTAATCCAAAGTTAATTCCGACAATGAACAACATATTATCTCTCCATCTTCCCTTGCTGATTAAAAACTTGGATATTCTTTCGATGTCCTCAAGTGATTTGATTGGGTCTGCAGAATGATCCTTTACGATGTCCTCTTCTACATGTTCATTTGCTGGAAGAATTAATTCCGGGTTAATTGACCTTGATTTCCTTAGCGCGTCAATATCAATATTGCTTTCAAACTTAATAAGCTCCATCTAAACCCTCCCTATTATATTGCTTTGATGTGTTTACATTACCACAAAAATACGCAACTGTCAACACACGTTCTTACAAATTATGAGCTAGTTTCCAGCGAACGTAATCTCGCCGAAGTTCCTCTGCTATATGATTAATACGTTCTGGTGAATGATTTGCCTCGATAGTATCAAGCTTTCTTCGTCCTCTATCGGCGCTCATCAGAGCAAACAGATCAAAGTTCGGAGTAATTCCTTTTATCTCGCTTTGATATGTTGCGTAAAAGATTCCAGACTTCCAAACATTTGGATATGATAAAATCAAATCTGTGGTTCCATTATTAATTGCTTGTGTTTGAAGTTTTGAAAAACCAAGCACCATTGATTTTCCCTTTTTATTTGGCATCGATCGAAGGCCCCTAAGAATATACTCACCCCCATCATTGTCCGGCTCCGACATTCGAAACACTACTCTTCCATCTTCCTTGTAATTCCCTCTGAATACAGTGAACGTTTTAGATTTCGTGCAAAACTCTATCGATCGAAAACCTTCCTTATATATAATCCACGCATTATCTTCATAGGTTATGATTCCATTACGAAGATCTACGTCCTTATCAGTAATCTTGTATGCATATTCCTCTATAATTCCTGCAAACGCCATCCAAAAGAAAGCTCTGTACGTATTCTGTATTGTCTTCTTCTCTTCCGGATCTAATACAGCGTTAAGATGATCCTGCAATTGCTTTGGATTGGCAACACTTTTCTTTTGTAATTTCCTAACAGCTGGCGATTTTACCAGGATTAAATTAGCGCTTACTCCGTTAATATCCTCGTTAATACACCATTTACAGTAATCTCTAAGAACTAAGATAATTGTATTGTCTGCGTATATTGAAGTTCCACTTAGATCGTTTATCATCTTCTGAACTTCGTCTCTGTCATGCTGCATACATACATCTGTATTCCACGATAGTTCGTACTTGTATGCCTTCCGAAAAGCTAATTCAACCGTTTCGTAATTCCTTTCGGTAGCATAGCCCCTCATGAATTTTAATTTAGTTTCCTCGTTAAAAAACATTTCATTGCTCCTTATACATAATAATATGTATATGCGACGTTTAAGCCGCAATAAGAGTATGTGATTTCCTTTTAACCGAGAGCACTTCACTGTTATCAAGATAGCAAAGTACTGGATGCTCTAGAAGGAATGCAATTGCGATTTCCTTCATCAGACGAGTACCCACAGTCGTGATATAAGCACCTATATTGCCCTTAGGGATACTGGTCGGACATTCGCATAATGCCACGCTGTCCATTCTTAATCCTGTTTCCGACGCGCGTAGTAAAACATGAGTCGGCAGATTCATCTTTTTAATCGCGCTCGTTAACGGAATTGCTACAACGTTTGGGCTTTTTAAATTCCCAATGTTGTTCTGAATAATAACGCCTGGTCTCAAACCAGACTGCGCGCTTCCTTGCCCGTAAAATTCCATCATATACACATCCCCTATCCTATAGGGTTGCCCATTAGATAGATCCACATTAAACCACCTTTCTGCCTGGCCATATGGATACATGAATTATACGAGAGAGGATGTCCTATGGTCAAGCCGTTTTGTTCTGTTTGATATACTGTATACTTATCAATTCCATATCATTTGTTGTGATATTGATTGATGTATGTATTGCTCGATTTTGTATTACCGCGTTATCGAGCTTCGGAGTCCGTATGAAATTCCCGTTTTCTGAATACAAGACCAATGTATGTGTATTATAATCTATTTCCATATTGCTAAATACCAGTCTTGCGTTCTTACTTTCGAATAAATATTCGCCGGAATCCGCGTTCTTTAATAATTTAACAACATCTATGAAGCTCATTTTAATCACCCTGTCATGCGAACACATGTTTGTCCTGTGGCTGAAAAATATCATAATAGCATTTCCCAGTCAAGCAAAATCCCATTCGTTTTTTGTATAATCTTATTGTAGCACTCCTTTTAGGGCGCCTATCGCTATCTCTAATTGACCCTTCGCTTCCTCAAGATACTCAACGTTATCAGACATTTTGTTATAACTGTTTGTACTTTGTAACTTTTCAGGCACACTATCGAGACACTCGAGTTCCTCCTCATATGCAATATCTATTAACGCATATGCGTCAAGAAGTAATTTCCCGGCCTGTTTTACAATATTCCTTCGTTTATTATTCATATCGTCCTCTTATAAAAACGGCGGGTAAACCCGCCGTTGTTTACTGTAAAATGTATTTACTAATAAGTTAAATATCTATTGAAAGTGTGATGTTGATCTTGCTATCATTCTCGCAATCACACTCAACGTCTATATCTGGATACTTCTCAATTATTGGATCAATCATGTCGCATACATCTTTGATTTCCTGCTTCAGGTCGTCATTTATCTTGTCGACATCCTGCAAAGCAATATTAAAAATAAGAAAACTACCAATCATATAATCGCCTCCTACTCTAAAGAGAAATATAATCTAAAATCCATGTACTTTTCGTCGCTCTCAATCGATACATTGTCTGACAATTTGATGATCTTCATCAACGATTGTCTAAGAGTGTCGTCGACTATGATCTGTTTATTGTCATCCTTAATGAGCGCGATCTCGCCACCGCCGTAACTGTTTGGTTCTGAGATTTCAAACCTATCAAAATACCCAGAGATGTTTTTCCCTTCTTCTAATAACTCTCTGTAGATTTCTGAGTATTCTACCGACTGAGGAGTATCATCTCTTCTGTCTGTTACGTAATCAAAAAGGTTTATAATCTTGTCACGCAGTTCTTCATTTGTTTCCCATTTCCCAATAAATTCAACAATGAATTTCTCGTTATTAGCGATGTCATCATCTGTTACTCCACTTGCTCTTGCGTTCTCCTCCATTTGATTCAGAACTTCCTCTGTTGTTAGTTCTCTTTCGATGGCAGGAAGAACAATGATTCTATCATCTATAATATCTTCCTTTAGGCTAAAAATAATTTTGCAACATTCTTTGTCGCGGATAAATTCCGTAGTCTTTGCATTATCAAATAATGAATAAAGCAAACTCTTCGAATCTCCAGAAATTCCCTGGCAAAAAAATTTCGCTGGCTGATACTCGTACTTAATAATAATCTTTCTTCTTGCAATTGTTATTTCCGCCTTTGAAAACGTTTCTCTCATACATGAGATAAAATCAGATATCATATTAATTTCTCCTTGTGTTAGTTGCTTTTTAGAATCCCGATTGCTGTCTTAAACCTTTCTGCAGCATTAATTATATCATTTTCCGTCAATGTTTCCATAAAAGATATTCTTACAGTGCTTCTCGCCTCACTTTCCGTTAACCCGTATGCAATTAATGCTCCGTTTGCTTCTGATTCCAAATTACGACATGCTGATCCTGCAGAGATTGCCACACCCAAACCCGACATCACAAGAACGAATGTCTCTGCATCAATTCCCGGAAGTTGGATGCTTAAGATCTTTGTACAATCACTACAATTAAGTTTGTAGTTCGTGCCATCGATATGCTCGAGAAATAGATTTCTTAATGATAAAATCTTGCTTTTATTTTCCTCTCGATTTTTCATTGCAATCTCGCATGCCTGGCCAAAACCCACTATTCCTGCTACATTTTCCGTGCCACCTCGAATTCCGAACTCTTGGTTGACACCACCACCGATCAGTGGATGTAAACTATCTAAATCTTTGGCATATAATGCACCAACTCCTTTCGGCCCGTGGATCTTATGTGATGACATCGAGGCAAAATCACATCGCATTTCTTTGACGTCCACCTCCTCGAACCCCAATGCCTGCACACAATCACACCCAAACAAAATATCTTTATATTTGCTACATGTTAACCCGAGGTCATATACTGGATTAAGAATTCCCAGTTCATTATTTACAAACATTTTCCATACAAGGTAACTCTGGTTGAGATGGATAAAATCCTCCGCTCTCATAGGGAACCTGATATGCTCTACATCTCCTACGAAATTGTAATAATCATATTTCTCGTCCATCACGTAGAATGTTAAAGCCATCGCGGCCTCTAACGATCTAAGTGAGGATGTATGCTCCATCGAAGACGACATTGCATACAACTTCCCACACCCCTTGATTGCAAGATTGTTTGCCTCGCTTCCTCCGGATGTGAATACAATCTGCGATGGATCAGCGTTAATTAATGCGGCTACTTGCTCCCTTGCTTTATCAACCGCTTTCCTTGCCGATACACCCAGTGAGTGTATGGAGTTAGGATTCCCAAATTCCGATGTCATATACGGAACCATCGCATTGAGAACTTCCAGACTCATTGGCGTTGTTGCTGCAGAATCAAGGTAGATCATTTTCTTTACTCCTTTCTATTGGGAAGTTCCGCCCATTCAATTACATCCTCATCATCGATCCTGTAACATTCAATATCGGAAACCTCCCATAATTCAAGGTCTGCCTCAAACCACCCCGGAAACTTAATATCCGCGTATTCCTCATCTTCCCCGTCATACCACGTAAAGAAATCCGGTTCTATGACATACCAAAGGAACAGAACCTTTTTGTCGTCCGTGGTTACGAGGTATGTATTGGTTTCTTTTGGTTTGGTTTTTGCATACACATTCCATAGTATAATTGATGTATTAGACATGATTACTCTCCTTTTATAATTCCTACATCTATTGAAGTGGAGATGACTCGAGCCAGGGCTTTAGCCCGGGCTCATCTCATTGAAACGTAAATACGTCCATCCGAAGGCCGGAGGCGAGTTCGGGGCGAAGGAGCGTCCGGACGAAGGATGTGACATACCTTTGAATTACCCCTGCTAACAGCAAGGGGTGATCATTATATGTCCATGATCTATATTCATGTAAGAATTTCAACTAATTAAAATTGTTATGTCGTAGTGAGTGCTTCACTATCTTCATAGCGATCTTCCTCAACCCTTCTCGTCCTGCGGTATTTCCCGAGTTTGATTTCCTCGTCTGCCTTTTTCAGCAGGTATTCGCCGAGTTCCGTATCTTCAAAGAACTTTTTCGCGGTTGAATAATTATTCGTCATGGAATTAAGATAATTCCTTTTACGTCCTCCGAATGACTTATAGGGTTTTCCGTTGATCGAGATAAGATTTATTACCCCGTCGTGAATCTCATACTCACTTTGACTGAGAAGAACGCCGCCATTCACATAGTCATCATAAGCGAGCGACGTCATCGCGCAGAGTAAATTCTTTACAGCCGAGTTTTCTAACTTCATTTTCTCACTCCTTAGTGTTGATTGAATACTACCTGTTCATCTGATTTCAAATTCCAGCACCCATATCCGGCTGTCGCACAACCAAGACAATTTCCATTGCATAAGAATGCCTCTTCATTGGCAGTTGTATCCCCGCCCTTGTACCGGACGTGTGCTTCCGGAAGATGATATGGATTGTCGTATGGATAATCCTTCCACACGCTGAACACGATATGTAGGTTGTCAGGAATAAAATTCCACTTGTCAATCCATTTATTTATAAGGCTATATTTCTTTGTAAAGCAAAGGATCTCGCAATGACTGTTCCTTGTTGCAATATCTACCATATGTTTCAGATAATCCTCGTCTACGATATCGCCGGAAACGTGAAATCTGAAAAACCTTGTCACCATAATTGCCGCCTCTACTTGTCGCCAATATTCCTCAGGATCGGAGGTAAGGATATCAAGGTTGTTTTCATATGAATTCTTTACATTTTTTCTGAACCGCATCATTTTTGCGGCGTAACACAGATCATAGCATGGTGCATCGCCCGCACACGTTTTATATGCTGGTAATGACACGCTTGAGATACTCCCCATCTTAATATTCCCTGGGGATATGCATACTTTTCCCATAATTCCCTCCTTAAATTTTGGGCGTAAAAAAAAGGGGCGGGAAAAATCCCACCCCAGATTACGCCACAGTGTAGCAAGCTGAGTTCCTGTTCAATTAATTCTTCGTCAGGAAAATATTGCCCTGCCGTGTCCTCAGAGTGATCGACTGATAAGTAGCATTCTTAGACATCTTCTTCTTAAATGCCTGGTACATCGTGTTCTGATTCTTATATGTATCTCTCCAGTCCGTGATGACAACCGTCTTGTAATCACTCTCAAGAAATCCATTTAAGACTCTCTCGATCTCGCTTGAATGCCCTTTTCTTGGCCTCTGTTTTGGAACTACTGATTCCGCAAAGTTCATATTCTTTCCTCCTTGATAAATATAAAACTATAATCCGCTTATCGCGGTGTTGCACATATTAATCGCCTCTCTGATACCTTATCCGTCTTTCCGCTTCCTCGTCATTTACCTCATTATTGAAGTATTTATATTCCAGCATTACCGGAAGATACCCACCCTGTGAACGATCCCACATTAAGAATTCCCACCAAGCAGGTTCCGGGTATTCATCTTCGTCATTATCCGAAGACCACGAAGGGCTCTCAAACATCCTGTCGTACGGGTTGTCGTATCCGTTATAATTGAGGACACATTCCTTATGAAAGCTTTTCGTCTTCAGTGAGTTTCCTCTTATACGTACAAAGACAGATTCTACGCCGACCCTTTTTGCAAGACGGCAAAGCCATTTCTGAAATTCTCTATACGTTTCCTCGACAACTCTATCCCGTAATTTCCCGTTGACAACGATTATGTAATTCCTTTGTATATCCACAAACCCATCCCGTTTGTACTTATAGAAAACGTGAAATTCGTCGTGCGAACTCGACTCGCTATATCCGCTTTCTTGAATTGCATATACGCTCATATCCTCTTCACTACCGGTCACCCTTGGAAGGTGTTCTAAAACAGTATCGAGTACGTATTTAATTTCCAACTGCGACCTTCCGGCCGGTCTAACTTCGATAACACCGTCAACATAAGTCCAACAAGACATAGGCGACTCCTTTCTTATTCCGATCTTCTTAGTGCTCTTATCTGCATTTCCTCGCGCTTGAGGCAGTTAATTGCGATCATTAATGATTTATGCCTCATTTCATCGAATGTTTCAGGTTTAAACCCTTTCTTTTCGATCTGAGGGTGCTGATCAATTGACCGCAGCCAACCAATTGCTTCACTCCTCGTCATTCTGAACCTCCATTTCCTTTTCGTGCCATTCTATATAAGCATCCAAAATCCTGTCTGCCTCTTCCCTCATTTCCTCTTTTCTTTCCTGCCAATGCAGGATGAGATAAAGCAGGTCGTCTGGATGGTAATGCCCGATCATGCACCAATCATCAGCGTCGTAGAAAACCCCTTCTCTGTGTGGCATTTTTATAACTTTCGAGATAAATCCGCATTCCTCATTTGCTTTAAAGGATACAGTCCTCATAAAATCACCCACAGTTACATATCGAGGATCTAATACAAACACGTCCAAACCCCCGCCAGCTGTACTGACCCACAATTCCGGGGTGGAAATTTCATCTTTAGAAGGGAACGTACGCTCTATACCGTTAGCTTCTAACTTTTCGAATACGTAATTCCCAATCTCGATTTCCAACAGACCATCCAGCTGAACCAATAGTTCGTCGTGGACTGCTCTCTGCATTTCTTCTTTACTCGTGAACATAATCTCCTCCATTAATCATAGAAATAGGTTCCGATTGCGTGACTCCCGCTTTCCGTATAAATAACAGGATAAATTCCTGGATAGATCAGCTTGAGACCATACGGCTTGAGTTCCTCTCCGAGACGCTTTATCCATCTTTCCTCTTTTTCTTCCATTTTATGCGTGGAATAAGAGTCGCAATATCTTTCATCATTCTGACGCTCGCAGACTCTCTCACTAAGACCGCACAATCTGTAGTAAGAATTTTGGATTTTCCGCGCCTCGTTTAAATCCTCTTCTGTTGGCTTCGCGTTCTTATATGACGCAAGCCTGTGAACTTCTTTTTCCCTGAGTTGCGCTATTGTCATTCTTGCCATACCTACTTTCACCTCCAAGCATCTGCGGTATTATGCGTTAAACAATAAATAATAATGTTATAATCACAATGATTACAGGCTGAAGAAGTAGCTCCATCATCACAACAATCCCAGTCGTCAACCGCCCTGCACCAGTCGCAAGGACTGATTGTGTCCTTGCTTTCTCTATCATCCCAAGTAAATTTAGTTTTGATTTTTTCTCGCACTACCTTCCCTCCTATATAACAAACCTTCTATCTATTGAAATACGGTCATGGTAATCATCTGAGCATTCAATTACCTCGAGCTTATAACTCTCAGGAGCCTCGTCCTCAATAGACACTAAGACGAGGATAGCATCATCAAAAAATGCCTGGTCGTTTATATATGATTCCTTGGACTCGTAGTTGTCCCACACATAGACATCCCCAAATTCGATGCTCATTCTATTGGAATCATAATCGTATTCCCACCCAGAATATCCTCTATCGACTTCATACCTGATTCCATACCTTTCAAAAACCAAGTAATTAATACGCAATTCATTAACATTGCATTTGCAATCAAGATAAAGATTCATACTAATTTCCTTTCCTTAAATACGTCGCTCCCTAAAACAACCCAACAAATAAACAAAGACAACAACATAAAAGATTGAAAGGAGAGGTAACTATTATGAAGAAAGAAATTTGTTGGGTTGTTTCAAGAAACGACTAATGTTTACGATCTAGGCGTAGATTGGATACCAGATCAACTGGATGGATCCGCCTGCACGCGGCGGGTCGAACGACCAGCTCGCAGGGTTCCTTGCAGCTGAACTCGAAAAAGTTCTTATTTTCCTTGGTGGAAGTTCATACTTTTGTAATAATTACATGTACTTTTCTCGTGTGGCGAGCCCGATTGGATTCGCTGACATCTGTCGGGAGCGTTTGACTGCCCGATGACCTGCTTGAGATTCCGCGGAAGCTGCAGAAGGGGCCGGTCTGTCTTCTACTCAAGGTGTTACTTCTGCTGACAGCAAAAGCATCGCAACGTAGTTGCAATCATCATCGTAAACTAAATACTTATTTTATTTTCCTGTGCTACTTAAAATAACTCATCGACCGATGAGATACTGACTATCTTACATTCCTCGTTATATGCGAGTTCGATTTCGCATTCGTGGTATGTGCGTGATGTTTCCACCATTTCATACCATTCACCATTGTCTCCGTCTCTGATTGATTTGACGGTAAATTCCTTACCTATATCTTCCGAATATTCCGTCGGTGGCAGATGATATTCTTGGTCTTCCGGCATTGAAAATCCGGGTTCAAACCAATTAAGAATTACCACGCGGTCGCCCTCACTGATTAGTTTCATAAAACCACCTCCTCAAATTCATACTGGAATATCCGTATGTTCTTTGTTTCCTTTTTAAGCCTTTTTATCAGGTCTGCAGTGCTTGCGTTTCCTGTTATACCAAACGCCTCTCTTAATAGTAAGTTTAATCTTCCAGGGGAGACGTCATCTCTGTCATCAATGTCATAAAAGAATTCAGAATACTTGTCACCAGTGTCACAGATGTCTATAACGTAGTGACCTTTATAATCCGGATCGTTCGTCATATACAAAGCATTCCCCTCCTCAGAAGCGACGTAGTAAATCTTGTTTTCCTTGCAATACTTGTCTGCAAACATTTTTATTATCTCTACCATCGGGCCCCATGCTGTCATAGTGGAAAGCTGCAAATGAAAATCAATGGGCTCGGGATTATCAAAATCTCCATCGATATACATATAATCGACCCACCCCCTGCAAGGAACTGTTTCGTACGGAATTCCGATATATGTTGCTAAATTCCCAAGCCACTCTTTTCCAAAATCCGTATCGATTCCCTGATTGAATGCTTCCTTTAAATGGTTATACAAAGACCTGACGTCATCAGCAGACGAATACACTCTTATTTCGGTCTGGCACCAGTTTGGCATATAATCACTCCCTTTCCGTAAACATTTCGCAAAGACCCTTGCTTTTATCGATTCCGTACATCCAAATTACCGGCCCGCCCTCTGTTCTGAAGAACATCATACAAAGGTGGTACGGCATTTTCGTTACCTTAAGCCCCTGGCTCCTGACGTCAGTGTAGTCCCACTTCTCAAATTCCAGGCAATGCTCACACTTTTCGCATCTATCTGTCTCGTAATACATTTTAATTTCCTTTCTTTTTCCCATATCTAACTTATTCAAGGCAATGAATAAGATACTCTGAGGCGCCTGATCGATCCCTGTCAGATGAGACTCGGTGCGTAGCGCCTGTTCTCATCTGCCATGGATAGATCAGGTAGCCCAATTTATGTCGTTATATCGGCTAACAGCCAATACCGAAACTGAAGTTCCGAATTTGCATATGGGTGTTAATTTAATAATAATCGTGTTTGCCTCGTTCCCCACAACCCCGAGGCTGGGTTAAATACTCAATAATTGCTTCATTAAGCCCGAAGCGCAGGCAAAATCCTCATCATAATCCCCATATAAATATAAAATAAATATAAATTAAATATTCTCAATCACATCTAAGGGGGCTTATGATTGAAACTTAGATTCCTCATGTCAACAATCCTTTCAAGTCGCAGACGACTGGGCCGTGCAGATCCTCATGAATCATTTCCATGATATTAACTCCAAATTTCTCGTTAATATGGTTGATGATGTCCACGATTGTTTGTCCTTCAACCGAGGTATAGTAACTGCGCAAGCCCTCCATTGTCTGAATGTCTCCTAATTCCCACGGGGTTCCGTTCTTGCGATCCATTACATAGTTGGTCAACATTGCTTTGAATTCCCTCTTCCGCTTATGACCAACCGTGATTTGATTATCCTTGTTAATCATCAATCCGAGATTCCAGTTCTGTCCAGAAGAAGAACCATATCTCGTTTTCTCTCTTTTGATGACATACGGAGCTTCGAAATCCCTCATAACAGATACGAGGGCATCCTCGATTTCCTTGACCTGGAAATCATATCTTGAAGAGATAATAAAATCGTCTGCATATCTCGTGCAGACGAACGTTGTTTCCATTTCTCTTAACTTTTTATTGAATTCAAAATCGATCGGAATCATTATGATGTTAGTCAGTGACGGACTGAGAGGAGTTCCTTGCGGAAGCCCTCCATCCAAGAATCCAAGCTCGATTGCTTTTGTCAATTCTACCTTCCCATCTTCCCACGACATAATTTCTGAAAACGGGAAGATCATCGACAACATCTTCATCGTAAATTCCATAGTTGTACTTCCGAAGAAATTCGAAAGGTCTAATTTCGCAAACCATCTCGAGTTATTGGCCTGATGTCTTTGTAGTGCCTTCAGGGTGCTTCTTCCCTTGATGTATGCAAACGCCGATGTGTGATACAATGCCCCGCAAGTTTCCAGAAGGATGTTCTTCAAATCCGTTAATGCCATCATTAATTCCGGATTCGGAGCGTCGATTCTTCTCAGACCGCCAGATTTTTTCGGGATATGGAACGTGTTGTACAGTTCATTTCTTGGGACGTTCCGAAGTCTTTCCCACTTCTCATTAAATTCCTTAAGATACGCAATCATACTTCGGATGTTATACATAGGTATATACTTTTCCGGGATATTGCTCTTGCTAAATGTTCTTGTGACTGTGTTTGTGTTGTCTTTGTTCCTGTATAACGGGGCTGTACAAAACCCGTATATCAGTTCGTCAAGCGTCATTTGTCGGATTCCAGCCGACTGTCTAACAGTAATATAATTCATAACTCTCCTTTCCACTCATGATCAGACATCATGTTAGCTTCTGAATGCATCCGGAATTCTGCAGCAAGTTAAATTAAATTAAATTAACTTAGAGATGAAAGACCGTGAAAAACCAAATATTATGGGTGAGAAGTTTTGACTTTCACCGCCCGAACATCTAAAAAATTAATAAATGTCTTTAATTTTATTTAATTTCTTGTTGCATGGATTTCAGTTCTGTGTTAAGCATGATACGTTACCTGTAGGAGGCGACGTCGACTGGTTTTCCAGGCAGGTCGGCGTCCCCGTCTACTTGTGCTCAAGGTGTTACTTCTGCTGACAGCAAAAGCATCGCAATTACCTTGCAATAATCATCATGAGTAATTATTAATAAACTTCCAATGTCATATCAAATGCGTCCATCACAACTAACTTCTTAAGCGGTTTCCCGTTCCAAAAGTTCATAAAGTTTGCAACTCCGTACGCACTGATGATTCTGATTGTCGGGCAAACAGACAGGGTTGTGTTACATGCCGACACAGGGGTTGTCTTTTTCGCGTCTTCATCCGTGAAGTTCATCGAACGGATAAGATTTTCCCTTTCTTGTCGAATTCCCCAATCTGCTGCATAGTGCTGGGCATCCGTCAATCCCGTTCTAAAATCGAAGATTGCAATAATACCCTTATTCATTTTGTTCACGGTGCAGATTTCCTTCCGTGTTGCAATACTGTCAACGCACATGAAGACATACCCATCAAGCTGTTCCCCGTGCCATCCTTCCGGCATGATCTTGATGTTCTGAATTTCCGGATTGATTCCGATCATAATGTCCGCAAGCGCCTCGACTTTTGGCTGACCGATCTGTGCGTCTGTGAAGATCTGATTTGCGATATTGTGAGATTCCACGTGATCAAAATCCCATAACACAAAATCTTTCAGACCAAGTCTTGCAAGATTCTCACCAACGGTTGCTCCGATTGAACCACATCCAATAATATGGATTCGTTCCTTGTGTGCTTCAGGTTTAAACACATCGTAACTCTTTGCTAAATTCATTTTCCCTCTCCTTTTCCATGAAAACAGCTGTGTCATTTGCTTCTATATATAAGTTTGACGTTTCCAGATTATCAAACTTTGCTTCGGCAATATCTTTCGCATCTTCCTCGGATGCGGCGTAAACCACCGCATCGTATCCGAAGAATCCGCTTATATGTACCCTGTACTTATTAATCATATTTGCCATATCACACCTCTTTAATATCCAGGATAGTAATATCCACCATACCCGCTATATCCGCTATATTTCCCACGACGACCATACCCTTCGTAGTCGTAATAGTAGTCATCACCATACGGATCTAAAAAACCATCGTCGTTATACAGGTCATCGATGTCGATATCATCACGTTTCGATTCCCATTTTTTGCTTGCCTTTTTATCCGGGGTTTTCTTTTCCTCTTTCTTCACCGCAGCATCCTTTTTAGTGGCTGTGGTTGAAGTTGTGACCACTGAGTAGCTCTTTTTATTTACCATCTCCTTTGATTCCCTCAGAAACTTATTTATCTCTACGCCAAGGACATCTACAACAACATCTTTCGTTCCGAAGAAGATGTTTTTCTTCATGTCGAAGATTCTCGCTGAATACTCCAGCTTCTTGTTCCAGATCATAAAGATTCGGAACATATCATCTTCGAGATTTTTCAAGACAGCATCAACTTCCCTGTCATCTGTGCCGGACGGGGACACACCCATATTCACGTGGGAATGAAAATCCCCTCTGATGTTTGTCAAAACCTCATCAGGAAGTTCATTGAACCACTCGATTCTCTTTTCATCATCGGAATCGACTGTCGTTCCAGTTACAATCTGAGGGAATACAAGAACGTCGGTAACAAGGTAGATATCATCATCAAGTTCCCCGGCTCTTTCGACGGTACAGTACCATCCGACCTCTGAATCGTACGCCATTATGATTGAAAGCATCTTTGCATACGCTTCCGTTGTGAAAATGACATACGCAGTCCTGTCAATTTCCGGCAGTTTGTAAGTGAACTTAAATTCACCGCCGATCATTTTCGTATTCCTCATCTTTTCGCACATTTCCTCAATCAGAGATTCGTGCTCCTCTGTAAATTTGATAAGTCTACTCATCTCATTTCTCCTCTCCGTTGGATTTCTGTTCATCAATCCACTGAATTGCCTCTTTATATGTAACCGATCTTCCGTCTGGAAGTTCATAACATTTTCTGTTCAGATATGTACTCGTAAGCTGTCTTATGAAGAAGTTCATAACCGTTGAATCAACGAAGTTGATATTCCCGGCAGACGACATTGCGATTTCGATTGCAAACGAGAAGTCGTGCCGCTGCAAAGCGTCACCAATATCAGGAATAAATCCAGCAATACACCTGAATTCCTCAATATGAGGATTCGGAATATAGTCTGCTGGAACATATTCGCTCATATGTTGCCCTGCCTCAAGACCTCCGTTTGCGCTCATAACGAAAATTCCTGTCATCTTCATTCTGATTCTCTTTGTGTCAAAGATTTCCGTGAAAAGCTTTTCGATTTCGTCCTTCTTGGCTTCGTCATCCCTTAAAGGCGTATAAACTATGGATCGACGGTTATGCAAAGCATTATCTTTATCAACTTCAATCCAGTTATCGAGATATTTGTCAACAGCAAATATAATTCTCGAACCGCCTGACTCACTTTTGATAAATCTGAGTCCCTGATATTCTGAGAACAGATCTCTGAGAACGTGACTTCCCTCTTTTGCTAAGATTCCAGACTGAAGTCCGCTTAAAGTCCACATAGATTCCTGTTTTTGCCTTGACCAGTTCGCCAAGTCTCTCATTGCGCCATCTATATAGTTATCGAGTTCTCTAACTCGTGCCTTGAGGTCATCAAGCTTCCTCATTTCGATCTGTGTTTCAAAACCGTCGAGCAGATTTGCGATTGCCGCATTTTTGAAGTCCATTCTCGAGCAAATTTCCTTCACAATTTCGAGATATTTATCACTATCGCCATCCGCAATCGATTTGATTAACGACATATCCAATTCTGGAAGTTTCTCTTCCTTCGGATCAAAATACCAAGGCATTGCGGTCAATAAAGCACACTGAACCGCATGATAATATCTCATTCTTGCTTCAGAATTGTTCTTAAACCCACAGACAATAACGCAGCATCGATATTCCTTGTTTATATATGCGACGCACTTAAAATTCCTTGCAAAGAAAAGTCTGATTTTCTCGACTTCTTCCCATCCATCTAAATGTAACTGCGGATCTTTTAAATCGACGTTAACCGCATCGTCAAAAAAAGACTCCCTGCAGCACATCACTCTGATGTACGAGTTGTTCTTCAGGTTATTGTCGTTCTTTGATGTAACGGTTTGCTTTGCCTGCGAAAGGTAGTGAGCAATATTGTAGTCGAAATAATCCTGGTACTTAGACGATACCCATAAAACGTCGTTTTCCTTCATTCTCGGATAGACAATCGCTCTGCACGATGTTAGGAGAGAATAGTCGTATTCCCCGCACAGAACCACCGCTCCTCCGTTTGAGGTTCCCTCGATTTTGTTTTCGAAAAACGTGTTCGCGAGTTCGTCTGTTAAATCATTCATTCTTATAATTTGATTAAACATAACGTTCCCCTTTCAATAAATGTAAGTTACTTGTTAGAAAGGGCCGTACGGGGGTTGAACCCGTAGCCTCATTAGAAGCTGTGCTTCTGGACATATATAAGCCCGCACACGGCCGCCGGCAGATCAGATTTAAAAACTAATTATTATGCATTTGCTTTGTGCGGAATCGCAGAGATTCTCGCGGACGTTGCACCGTCGTTGATGAAGTTTGCGAGTGGCTCATCCAGCCATCCTTCATCGATCGTGACGCCATTGACGACAACAGATGCACCTGCATAGGTGAACTCAGCCTCGTTCATGATTTCCCGGACGCTTGCACCCTCGTTAACGATCTTTTCCTTGCTTCCTGCATTGTTTGTGAATGTAACCTTTACCATAATCTTTTTCTCCTTTTTTTTATTCAAAATTATTTTGTTTTCCCAAATTTGTAGGAGGGGCTTTTGCCCCTCCTATGTAGTTAGCTCAGTTCAATCTGAGCCAGGACGCCTTCGCGCTCTTTATCGATTTCCTCGATTGCTTTGCCGAAGGTCTCTTCGAGTTTCCCTAACTTCAGCAGGGCTGCCCCATACAGATCCGCAAGCTGTTCCTTTGCGTCCTCTGTAATCTCGTCTGCAACGATCCAAGTTCCCGTTGCAAACCCGTCAGTATGCGTGCGTCCGCTGAACACAACACCATACTCGTTTGCAGTTGGATATTTCCCGGTAGCAACTTTGAAAAGTTCCTTACCTTTCTCATCCTTGAGTACAAGTGCGTCTGGGCGGTACTTTTCCGCTTTCTGAACATCCTCATACTTCATAGAAGAGGTTAATACAACTGCGTTGCCGACAACATTAATTTTAGCCATATTGTTTTCCTCCTTTTAAATAATATTATTTACTGGCTATTGGACTTATCTGCATTACCCGCTCTCACCACGTGGAGGTTAAGTCCTTGAGAGCACAAACGCCCACGCTTCAATCAACGCAGGCGCTCAACAAACACTTAGAAAGGAAACTCAATTATGAGCCGAATAGCATTTCAATTTCCAAATCATATTCCTCTTCATCGTCATACAATTCTCCGTCTGGGAGGTCTTCGTACCACGTATCTCCCTCTATCTCTTCCACGAGTTCTTCGATTGCCTTTATGAGGCGAGGAATATCATTTTCATCACAGGCTTCCTCGTTTTCGTCATCGCTTGTTCTGACATACCAGTCAGAAACCGGAATGTCGTCGAGGAAATCTCTCATTTCTCTCCATGTACAATAGGACAACATATCGTTGAGCCTATCTTCCAAACAGGTTGAAAAATCGTTATATGTCAGCAGCTCGAAGCCATACTCATACAGAGAGTAATCCCTGCAAAACTCATATAATTCCTCGAACCCAACATCTTTTTCCCAAAACCCTTCATAAAATTCTCTTTTTGTCATTCCGAACCTCCTCATCCAAACAGGTCGTTGACATTGATTTCCTCGTATTTAAACGGTTCGGGATATGCCAACCACGCTCCCGAATAGAAGAACTGACACAAGTCTCCGTTACTTGGGCTTTCCACCTCAACGTCATATACGTCGTTTAAATCATACGCAATTGAGATTACCTCGCCCTCACATCCGACAAGCTCGTCCATATCATCAATCCAGGTTGGATTTGACCCGGAGGCTTCAATCTTTCTTCCATCGAGGATAATGACTCTGTCGCCAATATTAAATTTATTTTCCTCAGACATATCAAACCTCGCTTTCCTTAATCAAAAATCGGATGCCCGACCACCTTTACCTTTTTCGAAAATCTGCACTTCTCAACAAATTTTCTGCATAAAAAAAGCGAATCGAATGTTTTTACGAATCGCTTTCCTGTCACCAGATTTATCAGTATCACATCATACATCTTTTGCCTCGACTTTCCCGACTACTGAAGTCGATTTCATAACTTGTATAATATAGAACGGTGCTTTGTCGGGGAACGCTGCCGCAAATTCCTCGGCAACTTTCTTAGCCTCGTCATATGTTTCTGCGGTAAAGTTTGTAAGTTGCAATACTTTATTGAATTCCGCATCATCCATTTTCTGGAATTGTGCGGAATCAATGCACCCATATCGAATTGTGTGAGTCATCATTTACCTCCTTCATTTCCGCGCCTCTTGTTATTCCCCGCAGCACTGGCAGTAGATATACCCGTCATCATCAACCTTTGCCGACGGAAGAGCCATTGTTGTCTGGCAGCAGGTACACGCTACGACCATAGGCAGCCCGCGTTCCGCGAACCATTCCCCGCTAACGCTCGGGGTTGTCGGATACCGATCATTTGGATTGTTGTCATTCCAATACTTGATAAAAGTTTTCATATTGATTTTCCTTTCATATTCCCTATATAATAAGTTTGCTCAAATCAAACTCAAATTCCGTAGGCCCGCACTCCTCTGGAGCACAGACATCTTCTTCTCCGTTGCACGGCTTTGGCATTTCCATCCAAGCGTACGGGGCGTCCTCGAGATCATAGTAGAAAGTATCGGGATAAACGTCTTCGTTTTCCCATCCTCTCATCGTATACCAAACAGGAAACTCTATCTGTTTTCTGCGGTATTCCCCGTCCTCGTATACCTCTTCTGTGTATTCCTCGGGATTTGCATAGGAGTCCCAGTCATCAAGGCTTTTGATGAACGCCCTGACTGTGACCCATCTGTTTTTCTCACTCCCGCAAGTCACAACATAAATTCCTGTTTGCTCGGGGAGTTCAAGTTCTGTTAAATGCCACATAACATTCCTCCTCTTATGCTACTCTTATAAGACCTCCAGCGGCTTCCTCAACGCCTATTGTTCCGAACTCGGAAAATTCCGGAACATCGAGATTGATAACGTAACTCATCGCACATCCTTCGAGGATGTCATCGTTATCATATTCCCATTCCTCATCATCATCCGAAACGAACAGGAGATTGAGGAGTTCCCCGAATTCCGTATATGTATGGATCACGTGATATACGAGGGCATTATATTTTTCCTCGAATTCACGAACCGCCGATTCCCATTCAGGCTCATTATCGAGCCAATATAAAATTCCGCCGAACGGTTCTTGTTCGGAGTAGTATATAATTCCGCTCCGCTCAAATTCCGCAACGATCTTTGGCATCAAACCAAGAGCATCCATTCTCTTGACCGCTTCACCCTTTTTGATTTCCGCACTAACGAGTTCCTCGTCATCCTCATCATCGATTTCCATGAACTCGAATTCCTCGTCATCGGGTTCTTCACGTTCCCAACTGTATTCATAAACCCAGCCATTGTTATCAAGCCACCACATATCCTCTTTGTTGTAGGATTCCAGCCATTCATCGATTTCCTGTTCTGGAACGACTTCGATTTCCTTGATAAGCAGATCTCCGCACCACAACTCGTGGTATGGCTTGTCGTATATATGCGGATTCCCGAACTTTTCCACAAACTTTTCCGCATTTTCCTTTGACTCGAAAACCTCGAGTACATCTACCCGCGGGATTGCATCCCCAAAACCGCCGTCCACATCGTACTGGTGGACAACCTGATAAATTGTATTCATAATTCCCTTCCTTTCTAAATTGAATTCCCTCAAGAGGAATTTCTACCACCATATCTGGGAAAGTACGTTCGCAATTTCCCTCATAGAGTGGCAGAAACCCCTACCGCAAATTCCTGCGGTAGGAACCCCCGCCGAAAGAAGAAACAAAAAGGTTTATTTTCCCTTGACAACCTTAATTTCCTGGACAATATCGTCCTCAACGTCTGCCGTTCCCACGTCGAAAAGCGTCATTTCCACGACGTCACCCACGCAGAGCGAATCGGATTCGATTTCCCACATATTCCCGTCGAAATCCTCGACAGTTACGATTCCGCACTTGTTTGAAGTGATAAAACCCGTTTTCCTGTAATGCGTTTCCATACGTCCTACGATTCCAGCGATAATAATGACCGCAAGTACGATGACAAATGCGGTCACTGAAATCAAATTCCGTCTTTTCCCTTTCCGCTTGAGAAGGCGTTTCATTTTCCGAACATATTCGGATTCCTCGTCAAGCATTTCGCTCGATTTCCTCGTCATATCCTGTCAACCCTCCAATTCCTGAAGTGATTCCTTGATTTCCTGAGTGCTAAATTCCCATTTAGTCACAACAGTATCGTAGAACGCGAGTTTTGCGTTCTTCCAATACTCGATTTCCTTGTCAGGTTCATCCTCGAGGTAAAATTCCGTGTCAAAATCGACACCTTTTGCGCCCATCGTAGCGATGGCATTTTTCAATTCCCTGAACCGCTCGAGATAGAATACCTCAACCTCTCCGGTTTCCGGAAAAACCTCGAGCATAGCAACTTCCCATCCGTGTGGAAATTCCTCGTCCACATTGATGAGTGCACGGAGCCGACATCTGTCATTCCCGTCCTTGTAGTAGTAAGTTTCCGCCATAAGCACCTCCAAATTCCTTGTTTACAGTTCTGCGCAGTCTGCGCAGGCGTTAAACCCCGTTCTTTTGTTGTGAAACAACACCTTTTTCCCGCCACTGTTCATACTTATCCGTAATTCCCCGACATAGGCAATATAAAGCCCTTTTTCCGTGTCGTTTTTGAATTTCGGAGGTCTTGTAATCCCAGGAAGAGCGGAAATTCTCTCCTTGAACGTTTCAAAACTCATTTTCATTTCCTCTTCTTTCAAAATTCCGACAAAACTGAATTTCCCACTTAGCGGTTGACCGCTAACTAAGATTCCCGACCGCAAGTACACGAAAAAGTCGGGAACCTCGGGTTAATTGTCAACCTATTAAGAATGGAGGAGGTATTAAAAAGGACAATCGGGTTAAAAATGAATTTCCCGATATAGTGACCGCAAGGGTGCCGAACCCAAACTATCGAGAACGAAATTCCCGATAATGTACCTCTACGCGGTCAAAAAATGGCTCAAAAAACCACTCGAGATAAACTCGAGTGGTCAGTTTCAGCCAGCAACCTTATTTAGTTGCCTTTTTAGCCTTTTTGGCAGACTTTTCAGCGTCAACTCTTGCGATCTCAGACGCTTCGTGAGCTTTCTGCAGGTCTTCCCTCGTGACAGCCTCTTCAGCGGTCAGACCAAACTCACCATGAGTCAGAATACCATGCATAGCGTTCACGATGTAATCGCTGAACTGCGCGGTATTGCAGACGATGACCTTGTTTACCCCGCCGGACTTGGTCATACTTTCACGGATGACCGTCCATTCTCTCGAGTACGTACGGCCTCTGGAATCAACATCACTTGTTGCGCTGATGATGTTTTTGCCATCCTTGCCTTTAAGGAACAGGATTTTGTCAAAAACATTCTGCAGTGCGATGATGACTCCCTCATCACTCAAAGGATCAACACCCTTAGGAAACTTAAAGGACGCAGAAGCCTTTTCAACCTGCAGGTTGAACACTCCGTTGCCACAACGCTCGTTCAGATAGTTCATTGTCAGATACATCAGTGATTCCATAGCAGTGAACCACTTTGCATCGTGGAACACCTTTGCACCCAGGACGACTTCCATCATAAGAAGATCGATGGCATAGTCATCATCACCCTTGACGCCGTACATCATAACGTCTTCATCATCTGCTTTGAACGTGAACTTAAGAGCGTTAGGAACGACACGACTGCGGATAGCAAGCTCGATCGGGTTGCCTTCATTAGCCCAAGTCAGATACTGCTCTTTTGACAACTCGAGGTTGTACTGAGCCATAGCGTCGTTGGCAGCCTTTTTAGCGGCTTTCAACTCCTTCTGGGTAGCCTTGCCCTCATTGTACTTTGTGCAGTACTCCTGAGCCAATTTGGTTGCTTTCATGTTCAATGCTTCAAGATAGTTTGTCATAGTTTTGCCCTCCTATAAATTTTTATGACTATGTTCACGCCAGTGATGATTCAGCGTGAAAAAATCATAAAAAGGTAGCAAAAAATGATAGCAACCTTTTTTCGTGTCGTCCGTCCGTTGTCCGTCCGTCCGTTGCGCTTATAGGGTAAAAAATCGCGCCTTTTGTCGCAAGTTCGATTGTATTTTTTTCGTACAATCTGCGCGCCGTCGTGCGCCTTGCGTCGCGCTCCGTCGCCGTCGCGTTGCGCCGTCGTCGTTGCGCTCCGTCGTGCGCGCGTTGTGTCGTGCGCCTTGCGTCGCGCTCCGTCGCCGTCGCGTTGCG